ACGCTTTATAAATATATCCTGCTCAAACGAATCGTCATCAGCGTAATCAGTACACACTTGCCAGTGCCCCATCGAGCAAGTCGCCGTCTGAGATAGCGCAGTCACGTAAACATTGCTAGCACGTGACTGGTCTTCGATGTTACGTATTAACCCCTCAAATACTTCCGCCGTGTCTTCGGTCGCATCTTTAGTGGGTCTTACTTTAATTGCAGGCTTATTCTGCCGAGCATCACCGGTTATTTGGCGAATGTATTTAGGGAGCAGGTTAATCGTTAAGCAAGGGCGATTCTCCGCCTCTCTCTGCCGCTTTACCTCTGCGGGCCATTGATCACCACTGGCAAAACGCAAGTCATCAGCGGCCAACTCTAGCAGCTCTCGCGCACCCTCTTCAGCTAAACGATAGCGCTTCTTGGCTTGCTCGAAATGCTCGTTCACGACATCCACCCGCTTGATGCTGGTAGCATATCGCTAAAATCTTCTTCATCATTCGCAGCCGATGGAAATAAGTATGTCGCCCCCCACACCATTGCGTCAGCTCGATCAGGTGATGCGCCACCGGTGTAACCTGATACTGTCATGGCACATAGCTGATCCTCAAGCTCAGGAAATGAACCGCCAAACCGCAACTTACCATCGTCGGTTAGAACAGAGATAGGCTCGGCCCTTACAACCTTACCGCGTGTAGCTGTCACTGCTGTAAATGGGACGTTTGCATTCTCTGCTTTAATAACTGCTTCAACCATTGCACCACCGTAATTAATTTCTGCGACAATTCGATCTGCTTTCCAGCGCTCGTAAGCACTAAAGGCTATTTTGGCCCAGCCACTGGGACCGAATCGACCCGATAAATCTTCTAACACATATAGCTTGCCGTCCGTGGCTAAACCCATAACAACAATACCTACTTCATCTGAGCGCTCACCCTCTTTGCCTGAGCAGCCAGACGGGTCGATAGCTACAACAATGCGCTGCATTGAGGGCAGTTCATCCATATAACGCTGCTTTTCAATGCTCTCAATAGACCAAAGCGCACCCTCTGTTGCATCTGCATAACCGCCTTCGAGAAAGCGCTTGCGCATAGTGGATGACATATTGTTTAAACGTTTAAGGTAAGTTGGGCTAAGATTCTCAACGTTGTCCGTTGGGTTCATCTTGATAAACTGATACTGCTCTTTGTCCACTAGCGGCCGTTTAGTCTTAGGGTCTAAGCCTTTGTGCCATATCACATACGAGTAATGTGCTGTTGACGGTGGATTGCAGTCGTAATAAGCCTTCAGCCTTAGGCCGCAATTCTGGGCTAGTCGTGTTAATGCAATCTCTATTGATGAGTATGGGATCTGTGAGATCTCATTAAACAGCATCGTGGCATACTCTTGCCCTAACACCTTCTCCGTGCGGTCCTTATCATCCAATCCACCAAACCAAATCTCTGAACCATTAGGGAATCGGTAGAACCAATCTGTCTTATCTAATCGACAATGCTCAGCTACACCCGGAAAACACAAATCCATCATTTTAGGTAGCGTGTCATAAATGATCGACGCTTTAATGTGATTGAACCGTAATCTGAATATCGCATGACGACTGTTCGGTACTGCTAGTGCGCGTGTTGCGATGGCGCGTAACGCAATAAAGGTTTTGCCTGATCTTGATCCGCCCTCTAACAGAATATCTTGGGCACCGGAGGCTAGTAGTGCGTTGGCTTCTATTTGTTTATCAGTAAGCTTAAAGGAGGTTGGCATCGATTGAATCGATAGTGACCGTAACTTGACTTGAGGTCTCAGTCTTATCAGTAAACAATTTAAGGTGCTTACCTATACGCTCTAAGTTCTGACCTTTATCTGCCAGCTTTACCTTAGTCTCAATAATCGTGTCATCAGCTCCACTCTTCCCTGCAATTCTACGGGTCGTTATCTCTGTGATTGCAGCAGCATGATCTCGGTCAAGGTCGCTGATCATCCTCAGGCCGTCTGTGCCTTCGACTATAAAATCCTGCACGTTATATGTGCCGAGCTTACAAAGCTCTGCTAAGACCATCTCAGCGTCTATGCCGACCGCTATAGCCCTTGCATCCATCCCTTTTTGTATGCGCTCAGCTATGGCAGGTTTCGACAGGTTCTCAGATCCTATCTGTTTTGCTGTGTCTTCGCTGTAACCCGCACGTATAGCAGCCTGTGTAGCATTTCGGTCAACGAGATACTCTTTACAAAATAAAGCCATTTTTGGTGTGAGTTTATCACTCATTGAACCTTTACTCGTATAGTGATTGATTGTTTCAATGTTCTACCCATGCTTGTAGTTATTGTGTTAGTGAGTTCGTAGCTAACGCCGTTTGTACCGCCGCTTATCCATACTGTTGCTGATTGACTATTGAATGACGATTTAACCTCAGTTAATCCCGCAGGCACATTCCATGCTGATGTTTGTATAGAGTCGATACTGCTTTGAAAACAACCTCTATCGATCTGAGGCCATAGAATCTGATAGTCCTCTACTGAGGCTGGGTCTTTGTAAAAAGTACCCTCACCTCGTCTTATACCATTAGCAATATAAGCTCTAGCTGTCATAACTAATCTCAGCATCACCAGCGGTTGCAGACTTTCTTAATCGAAAATCACCCGGCCCGTTAACTGTGCCTCGCTGAGATCCCGCATCTAATATCCCGCAGCCCTTACCGGTATTGCACGGAATAAAATTCGCGCCATCAGGTGCATGAAGCAATATAACGCTCTCGTCGCCTTGTAATTTTCTATCGCTTGTCACTTGAATCGATGCGCCAGACGCGATAGTGATTGTTATCGAGTCAGCTTGATTAGCGGTTGATGATATAGCTGTTGTTGCCATAGTGAGATCCGATTATGTTATGTGAAATAATGTTTGTGTAGCTCGTGCTGCCGCCACCCTCTGAGTTTGACGCCACCAATGTAGCTGGTGCCAATACTGTTGAGAATGTCCCAAGCCCTTTCATGTTTCCGGTGGCCACTAGCGTTGCCGGAGCTAAAGTAACTGCCAGCGTACCTGTGTTAACTACATCCCCTAGCGCTGCTAACGTTGCTGGGGCTAACGTAACCGCTAAGTTGCCGTAGTTTGTCGAAATACCCGTAGCCGCAAGTGTGGCTGGATCAAGCGTTGTTAAGACATTGCCTGAGTTGGCCGTGTTGCCTGCTGCTGATAATGTCGCCGGGCTAAGCGTTGTTGTTAGTGTGCCGGTGTTTGCTGTCTCGCCAACAGCTGCAAGGGTTGCAGGGCCAAGTGTTGATGCAACCGTACCTGTGTTAGTTGTATTACCTGTTGCTGCAAGAGTTGCTGGAGCTAACGTTGATGCGAAATCATTTGTTGCAGAGCTGCCGCTACTAAAGTTATCAATAACAACAGCTGTCGCGTTACCTGTTCTGTTAGCCGTAAAACCGTCGTTACCAGCAACTGTACTAGCTGCTGTAAAAACCTGAGTGCGCTCAAGCACGCCATTTATGTAAATCTCAGCTGTAACATCAGTGCCATCGTTAGCTGTTTCGATGATATGCAATGTCGCAACTTCGTCGAATGGCACTGTGCCAGCAATCGCTAGTACTGCTACATTAGTTGCTCCGTCGAAGATCTCAAACGTTGTATAGTTTGTGCCATTATTGTTAGCTAACCAAAAATACTGCCCCCGACTTGAGGCCGTCATATTGATCGACGGGCCTGTTCGTCTTGCTGTGCTACCTGTAACTGCTAACTCTATTGTAGATTGCTGTTCTGCTGAGTCATTTCTATACGCATCGACTCGGTTAAATGCCGCTATTTCTAGCGCGTTGTTTTGTATTGTCGCAAAAGTAAAGCTGCCGGTTGCTGATAGAGTCCACGCCGGATTGTGATCATCAAGCTCCGTGTCATCCGTGCCTGTGAAATCATCATTAACAACAGCCACAACGCACCCCTATGGGTTGCCGTCAGTAATAACAAATGACGTTATCGACTGCTCTGTCCCCGCAACAATGGCTGTTGTAACCAATATTAAATCTGCACCCGATCCCGATTCGCCGACATCAAAATCAAAAAGAAAATTATCATCAGAGTCAAGCTCCCGACCCCATGTCGCCGTACCTGTAGCGTTAGCAGAGGCATCCGCAGTAATAGCGTTTGCAGTTAATACGCCGCCGCTCGATGCTGCATACGACGGATCTGAATGGGCTGTCTCAAATAATAACGTTGTTGCCGTGCCGCCTGTGGCGGGGCGAGTACCATCATAAATACGAGCCTTACCCGCGCCCGTGCCAGCATCTGTCGCAGTCCCTATCGCATCATTGCGCGAATTCCGCAAGCCCGTTGAAAAACCTATAGCCATGACAGTAAACCTCTTTTTCGTTCCGGATTATTTTTATTTTTCCACTGCTGCGCCTTCTTCTTAGCCACTTCAATATTCTTTTCAACGCCTGATTTCTCTGCAACCACCTCACTCGATGGGACCTTCATCCATAACACCGACCAGCGGACGCGCAAATCTCGCTTATTCGCTTTCATTGCGATCAATTGATTCATCTCAACCTCTTCGCCGTTAAGTAACGCAAACTCCTCGTATTGCGCTTCTGCGTAAAACATAGCCATTAGTCTCTACTCACTGTTATTTTTAGTGTAAGGTTATCTATATTGGGTACATCAGGCACTGTGTAGCTCACAGCCTTGTCGGCACATGCAGCGTCGTTACAAACCGACATCACAGCCGTATAATCACCCGCAGACTGATTAAGTAATGTTGCTCGCATTGTTTGAGTTAACGGGCCAGTAGCAACCTCCTCGCCTTCAACGACAAAAATGTAACTACCTAAAGGGACTTCGAAGTTTTGAAAACTCGCCTCTAACACTATCGTTGCAGCGCTGACCTGTCTTGACATGAGCATCGCCAAAACGAGTAAGGGACTTAATAAGATCAACCTCTTCATGAAAATTCTCCAGTATTTTTTTACCATTGTCCGACCTAAACCTTTCGGCTCGCTCGTATTCGTGTAGCTCTAATGTTTTACTCACAATCACCTAACGTCTCTATTATTGTTATTAGGATGCATTCTATTTCTGCGGTGCCACGCTCGGTGTCCTCATTAAAATCTTGTTGACAGCCTCTTCTATGCGCTTTCCGCGCTCATCAACACTTTCAACTTGAACTTTAATAACAGCGACATCGGTTTTTAAATTATTAACATCACCTCGAATGAGCTTGATTTCTATCTGATCTTTATCAACTTTTTTAGATAACGATTTTTGATCGCTGGCGAGTGAGCCGTAAGCCATACCCCCTAGTGCAATCGTTACTCCCGCGCTCAGAATAATCTGTATGAGCGTCAGATTACTGGGTTTCACATCCGCTCCCCTGCGTCTAAAAGCGCATCAGTTTCGTCACTCAGAAAACCTAAATCTTCAATCGTCAGCGGTCGTCCCGATTCGACTTTGTCAGCTACAATCGCCCACCGGTCTGGGTTATTTGCAGCTTGAGCAATAATGAGATTCAGGACGTTTAGGCCTAACTTCACTAATTCTTTTTCCATTATTGAATCTCCAATAACAATTTCTTAGCCGTTGTCAGAAACTCAACAGGATCGCCGCCAACGCCCATCACTACCTCAGCCGCATCTAACGCTTTATCTATACGTCTAGCCTCAACTAAAAACACATCATGTGATGATTCAGATAGCGAGCCATCGGATCTAGACAGGTTTGCAGCAGTAATTAAATCGTTGAGTGTTGTGCGTGCATAACAATACGATTTAGCGTCACCCACTGCTGATGCGCAGATATGATCATCCGGCTTGACTGGCCAACAACCCGATAGGCAAAAAAAAGCGACCATTAAGGCCGCAAGTGTTTTCGAGGGGTTTTTATTCATTCTGACTTGCCCACGGGGGTATCTGTAGAGAATCGCAGGCCAATGTTAACCAGGGCTAAAACGCCGGTTGATATCTGACTCTGCGTCTCAAGTGGCACATCAACACCCGCCAATACAGCTAGCGAAGCCAATAAAGCAACGATATTTGTGATTAAAGTCTTATAACCTTTCATGATTGTTCTCCGGATTGTATGGAGCGGGTATCGATATGTATGCCCCAGCTGTAAGTAAAAAAGGTAACGCTTGGATAGTTCGTTCTCAGGAAATCAACAACTGAGGCGGTCTCTTTGTCGTCTGTTAAATGCAAATCCATCGCATCGGATTCAAATTTATTATCTTGAGTATGACGTGGTAGATGGCGGCTGCGAACAGCTCCGCCAATCTCAAAGTTATGATCAACGCATCGACAGCCGCTGCTACAAAAAACAGAGTGGCCCACGAAACCTCTAACAGCATCAGCTATATCGAGAGTGTCTTTGCTCATCGCTGAGAAACCGCATCCGCACTGGCATGCAATCTCTGACTGTGAGAAATATTTGCTTTTTTTCATAATCTCCAGACACAAAAAAGGCCGCTAAATAAGCGACCTATGGGTTTTATTGTCTTTGCACTATCGGGAACTTGTGCAGTTAAGCAAAAACTAGTCTAAATCGTTACCCCTGTCAACTATTCATCTCCAATCCATTTGATAGCTGGTTTTTTCGGCTGCTTTCTTTTCTCATTATTTTTTTTCTGCTGCTCTCTTTCAGCCGCATCCGCTGATCGACAATTAGAATACCAATCTTCACTGTGATTGCGTAAAATATGACCACCTTCTAGTAACTCGATAGCCTGTCCAAGACTAATATTTTTTACTGCATTATGAGCAGAAACAACATCGCCATTTGCATCCAAACCGTTGTGT